CTTAATATATAATGAATTATGGCAAAAGCATAAATGGAAGAGAATGTATAGGAGAGTGTGTGGCAGAAAATAAATTATATATAAATCCACTAACACTAAGACCTATGTATAGTAATAATAATGAATGTCCTACATATCCATTTGAGGACAAAAAAACAAATAGAATAATATATTGGGATATTTGTGATAACCCAGTTACTAGTAAAAATGTTGAAGTAGAAAAAGATATATCACTCCCAAAATTCAGTTATCCACACAAATACTTTATAAACACATATTATAATATTAATTCTTTTGATGATTTGGCAGTATGGTTAGATAAAAATAAAAATAATCCGATTTTTACAAAAATAAGGTTATTAAAATATTCAATAGTTTCTTATTTAGGAACTATTAGTGAAATTGATGACTCAATAGTAGATGTATTTATTGAATATATCAAAAAAATATTAATTACTGATATATACAGAAAAGTATATATATATATAGATATTAAAGAGGATAAAATAAGTATTGCCAAAAAAAATAATAATAGAGGAACCAAAGGTCAAAAAATAATCGAAAAATTTAATTTTTTAATCTCAAGATTCGCAAATAATAGTTTTATATATAATTTTTTAGACGACTATACTAAGAGTAAAAATGTTACAGTTGATAATATTGAGACTGAGTATATAAAATATATTATTAAAAATATTATATAATGATATAATATAAATAATGTCATTATATATACAATCACCAAATGATTATATATTTACTCCATCAATTAACATTACAAATGATATATTATATAACCCAGGAATAAAACCATCAACAATTATTAAAACTGATTCAGATGATATATATATTATATCTGATACACCATTGTCACCCTTATCTCCTCTAACTCCATCTTTAAGACTAGATTATAGTAGGCCTATATTTGGATTATATGAGGATTTAAATTATAATAAGGATATAATTAAAAGGATGGTTAAATATATTCATTTAAAAGCATTAGATGAATGGTTAATTGAAGATTTAAATGATATACTGAATTATGTAGAAATAAAAGGCAATAAGGCAGATCTGATTAATAATTTAAGTAAATATAATCCAGGAACAGTACATAAAGAAGACATAAGAACATTAGAAAAAAAAGTAGATTTTATTGAGAGATATTTTTTATCAAGGAGTGTTATGCATAAATTAATTAAAAAATTTATACAAGAATCTGGGTATAATTATGTAGACCTTCCACATAGACAGGATCAAATAAAAAGATTTATTAAGGATAAATTGCTTAATATAATCAAAAAAGAAATTTCAAGAAAATAAAGTTAAACATTTATTATGTCATATCTGTATAAGTATGACAAGTAAGTCAAAAAAGACAAACAAGTCAAAGAGACTAATATTTCATGACTATTGGGATATTCAGGATAAATATGTAACAGATTATGGTAAACATACCATATTATTCATGCAAGTTGGGTCCTTTTATGAAGCATACTCTACAGATATCATAGGACCTAATTTAGAGAATCTATCAGAAATTTTAAATATCATTTTGACAAGGAAAAGTAAATCAAATCCTGTTGTAAATGAAACAAATCCATATATGCTAGGATTTCCTGATAGATATTTAGATAAGTATATGAAGATATTAATTCAAAATGGATATACTGTAGTCATATATGATCAAAAAAAAGTAAAAAATATAACAGGGAAAGAGGATATTTATAGAGAATTAGCAGGAGTTTATTCTCCTGGAACCTATACTGAACAAACATCACCAGATTCCAGTAATTTGATATGTATGTATATAAGTGATTTGAAAACAGATAGTGGTAGATATTTGCCATGTATTGCAGTGTCATCTATAGATCTATCTACAGGAGAAAATGTGGTGTATGAAAGTTATTCCACTGATAATGACACTAATTATGCATTAGATGAAACATTAAGATTTTTAACAGTTAATCCACCAAAAGAATTGATAATATACAAAGATAATACATCTGTTACTGATAGTTCTATTATATCATATTTAGAGTTAGATGATGTCAATTATACGATATGTGAAGGTGTTAATAAAAATTTTAAATTAGTAAGCTATACTCAAGCTGTATTATCTAAAATATTTCCTGATAGAGGAATGTTAAATCCTATAGAATATGTTGATCTTGAAAGATATCCATACAGTCTAATATGTTATATATTACTCCTTGAATTTGCTAGACAACATAAAAGTGATATCATATATAATATTGACAAACCTAAAATATTTGATGATCAAAATAATTTGATATTAGGAAATAATGCATCATATCAATTAAATGTTATTGAACATAACAGCAGAAATACACCAAATGTAAAATATAAGTGTTTGTTTGATGTTGTTAATCAGACATCTACTGCTATAGGTAGGAGATATCTAAAAAAAACACTAAATGCGCCATATATATCAATAGATATAATACAAAAAAGATTGGATTGTGTTGAAGAGTTTGTAAATAATGACAAATGGAAAAATGTAGAATTATTATTAAAAGGTATAGTTGATATAGAAAGATTATCACGAAAATTAGGATTTTATAAAATTCAACCATATGAACTAACAAATATGTATTTTAGTATAGAGAATGTTCTAAAACTAGCAGAATATCTTAAAAAATATCAAATGTTTGATACTATTAATATTAATAGTGATACTATTACTAATCTTAAAGAATTTATTAAAAATGTCCAACAGAAATTTAATACTGATATTATGGAAAGATTGAATTCAAATGATACATATGATGCTTTTTTTAGAGAAGGGATTAGTTCAGATATTGATAAAATGCAACGGGATATCAAAAACATTGAAACATTATTTAGTAATATAGAAACTGTATTGTCAAAATATGTTACAGATAGAGGAAAAGCTGTACTATCAAAAGGGAATAAGATGAAATTATGTAATAATTCACGTGATGGATATTTTTTTAAAATATCTGATAAGCGTGCAGAATCTTTAATTAAAAATATTAGCGGGAAAAAAGAGATTAAGATAACTGATAGTTATTCTATTGATATATCTACAATATATGTTAAGAATAATCCTAAAAATGGTAAAAAAATATTCTTTCCATTTTTGACAGATAAGGCTAAAGAGTTGGATTTACTTAAGATAAAAATAAAGGACATAGCTGTTGATATATATGTTAATATATTAAAATCATATAACGAAAAATATACAAAATATTTTAGAGATGCTTCTAATTTTGTTGGACTTGTGGATTTTATTAAATCTGCTGCAAAATGTGCCACGATGTATAATTATACAAAACCAGTAATAGTTAATAATAATAATTCATTTGTATGTTGTAAAGAATTAAGACATCCGATAGTTGAAAGAATAAGGGATGATGTAGAATATATTCCTCATGATTTATATATCGGAAAGGCAGAAGATAATGATTTAGAAGGTATGTTAATTTATGGATTAAATAGTTCTGGAAAAAGTACAATTATGAAATCAGTAGGTATTAGTATAATAATGGCCCAATGTGGGATGTATGTTCCAGCCAAAGAATATAAATTTATGCCATATAGGAGCTTGTTTACAAGAATATCAGGTGATGATAATATATTAAAAGGACTAAGTTCCTTTGCATTAGAAATGATAGAATTAAGGGCAATTTTAAAAAGAGCTGATAAAGGGACACTTATTATAGGAGATGAAGTGTGCAGGAGTACTGATATTATATCTGCAAATGCATTAGTATCAACAACTATAGAAATGTTATCAAAAACTGGATCAACCTTCATATTTGCTACTCATCTACATGATATTCCTACAATGGATAATATAGTAAATCTATCAAATGTAAAACCATTTCACTTAAATGTAACATATGATAATGATAAAGATAGACTTATTTTTGACCGCAAACTTAAGGAAGGATCTGGAGAAACTGTATATGGTGTTAAGGTTGCAAAATATCTTATTAATGATACAGAATTTATTAATAAATCTCAAAATATAGTAAACAAATTAACAAATATACCAGATAGTATTGTAAATAAAAAAAGGTCAAAGTATAATAAAACCTTATATATGGATAATTGTGGAATTTGTAAAAAAAATGTAAATACAACTGAAGATTTATTTGATACTCATCATATTAACTTTCAAAAAGACTGTAAAGACGGTTTTGTTAAAGATAAACCACATATTCAAATGAATAGTAAAGCCAATCTTATAGTTCTATGCAAAAAATGCCATCAATCATTACATGCGGGTAATTTAACTATAAGTAAATATATTGAAACATCAACCGGAAAAGATATAGATATAAAGATTAATAATGTAACTAATAAAAAAACTAATAGAAAATATACAGATGAGCATAGAATAGCTATTCAAAAGTTAAAAGGGAAATCGATGAGATATATAAAAAGTGAATTAAAAGAAAAATATAATATTAGTCCATCTAATTCATTTATATACAAAGTGCAAAAATCTGTTTGATATGTCTTACATGTATTAAACAATAAAAATTGATTTATTAATAGTTTGAACTATAATTGGTATATACAATACTATCAATTATAGCAAATAATAAAGATGTCTAAAGTAGCCAGCAACATAAAACCAGTATATGAATTGTTTGTGGAAGAAACAGAAAAAATAGAACCTGATGTTGATATATTAGAATCTCTTATTGATAGATTATCACAAGAGGATATTAGTAGGATAACTGAACTAATATTATTACCCAATAAAAAATTGGATAAATTACCAAATAATATAGATAACCTTACTAATTTACAAATTTTGAATTGTTATAGAAATAAAATAAATGTATTGTCTGACAGTATAGGTAATCTTACTAATTTACAAGATTTTGATTGTTCTGATAATGAAATAAGTGTATTACCTGATAGTATATATAACCTTACTAATTTACAATATTTTCATTGTTATAGAAATAAAATAAGTAAAATTCCAGATAGTATAGGTAACATTACTAATTTACAATATTTTCATTGTTATAGAAATAAAATAAGTAAAATTCCAGATAGTATAGGTAATCTTACTAATTTACAAGATTTTGATTGTTCTGGTAATGCAATAAGTGTATTTCCGGATAGTATAGGTAACCTTACTAATTTACAAGATTTTGATTGTTCTGATAATGAAATAAGTGTATTACCAGATAGTATAGGTAACCTTACTAATTTACAAGATTTTGATTGTTCTGGTAATGCAATAAGTAAAATTCCATATAGTATAGGTAACCTTACTAATTTACAATATTTTGATTGTTCTGGTAATGCAATAAGTAAAATTCCATATAGTATAAGAAACCTTACTAATTTACGATATTTTAATTGTGCATATAATAAAATAGGTGAAATACCCAAAAGTATAGGTAATCTTACTAATTTACAAGATTTTGATTGTTCTGGTAATGCAATAAGTGAAATACCCAAAAGTATAGGTAATCTTACTAATTTGAGACAATTTAATTGTGATAATAATCAAATAAGTGAAATACCCAAATGGTTAAAAGATATGAATATAATTTATTTCAAAATTTAATTTATTAGAACATATTAAGCAATAAAAATTGATTTATTAATAGTTTGAACTATAATTGGTATATACAATACTATCAATTATAGCAATTATGTCTAAAGTAGCTAGTTTTATGAAACCAGTATATGAATTATTTCTAGAAGAAACTGAAAAAATAGAACCTGATGTTGATATATTAGAATCTCTTATTGATAGATTACCACAAAAGGATATTAATAAGGTAACAAAATTATATTTATGTTATAAAAAAATTAATAAATTGCCCAATAATATAGGTAACCTTACTAATTTACAAGAATTTGATTGTACATGTAATAAAATAGGTGCATTACCGGATAGTATAGGTAATCTAGCTAATTTACAAAAATTTGATTGTTCTAGTAATCAAATAAGTGTATTGCCTGATAGTATATATAACCTTGCTAATTTACAATATTTTCATTGTTATAGAAATAAAATAAGTGTATTGCCTGATAGTATATATAACCTTGCTAATTTACAAAAATTTGATTGTTCTAGTAATCAAATAAGTGTATTGCCTGATAGTATAGGTAACTTTACTAATTTACAATTTTTTAATTGTTTTGATAATCAAATAAGTAATTTGCCATATAGTATAGGTAACCTTACTAATTTACAAGAATTTGATTGTTCGGATAATAAGATAAGTGAAATACCAGATAGTATAAGTAACCTTACTAATTTACAAGATTTTTATTGTTCTGGTAATGCAATAAGTGTATTTCCGGATAGTATAAGAAACCTTACTAATTTGCAACAATTTAATTGTTCTCATAATCAAATAAGTGAAATACCCAAATGGTTAAAAGATATGAATATACTTGATTTCAAAATTTAATTTATTAGAACATATTAAGCAAAAAATTGATTTTTTAATAGTTTGGACTATAATTGGTATATACAATACTATCAATTATAGCAATTATAACAAACAATAAAGATGTCTAAAGTAGCTAGTTTTATGAAACCAGTATATGAATTATTTCTAGAAGAAACTGAAAAAATAGAACCTGATGTTGATATATTAGAATCTCTTATTGATAGATTATCACAAGAGGATATTAGTAGGATAACTGAACTAAAATTACCCAATAAAAAATTGGATAAATTACCAAATAATATAGATAACCTTACTAATTTACAAATTTTGAATTGTTATAGAAATAAAATAAATGTATTGTCTGACAGTATAGGTAATCTAGCTAATTTACAAGATTTTGATTGTTCTGATAATGAAATAAGTGTATTACCTGATAGTATATATAACCTTACTAATTTACAATATTTTCATTGTTATAGAAATAAAATAAGTAAAATTCCAGATAGTATAGGTAATCTTACTAATTTACAATATTTTCATTGTTTTGATAATCAGATAAGTAATTTGCCATATAGTATAGGTAACCTTACTAATTTACAATATTTTTATTGTGATGATAATGAAATAAGTAAAATTCCAGATAGTATAGGTAACCTTACTAATTTACAAGAATTTGATTGTTCTGATAATAAGATAAATGTAATTCCTAAAAGTATAGGTAACCTTACTAATTTACAAAATTTTTATTGTTTTGATAATAAGATAAATGTAATTCCTAAAAGTATAGGTAACCTTACTAATTTACGATGTTTTTCTTGTTCTAATAATCAACTAAGTGAAATACCCAAGTGGTTAAAAGATATGAAAAAAATTGATTTATTAATAGTTTGATACTATATTTTTATGATATATTATTTGCCATGTACAGATTAACTATATCAACATATAATATGCTTGCTACTGGTTTAGACCAGTATCATAGAAATATTAAGGATAAAATAATATCTTCAGATCAAAGAGTAACCAAAGTAATAGAAGATACAGCTGATCTTGTTAACAAGTCAGATATAGTATGTTTACAAGAGGTATGTGATAATATATATAGTGGATTAAATAAAACAATCAATCATAAAAAATATAGTATTTTAAGAGAACAATATGGTAATGTATGGAATAATTATATGGGGATTTGTATCGTATATGATCATGATCAACTATCTGTAACCGACTATAGGTCATTTAGACCTAGTGATTTTATTGATTTTAGTAAAGAGATAAATAAATTAGAAAAAAGCAGGCCAAAATATACATTTATTGAACATATATTATATTATATATTCAAAGATTATCATAAAGAAGAAAATAAGTTAATTGATAACAAAATTAATATATGCAACACAATAAAGAGAAGATGGAATAAAGTTATGCTAGCAAAATTTACAACTAATGGGGAAATTGACGAAAATAATCAAGACATATGGGTATGTAATATACACATGCCATGTATATATCAGCAAGAATATGATGAATACATAAATAAATATATTGATGTAGTCAAATCTATAATAGAAGAAACAGCAGGAAATGATACAGTCTTCTTTTGTGGAGATTTTAATTTCACTCCAGATAGTAATAAATACAAAGAATTATTGAATAAAAATAATAAAAAACAAGAATATTACGATTATACCAGAAATATTAATGTATCTACAAGAGCATTAACAAATATGAATGATGGTTTGATATTTCGTGATAAGTTAGATTATATATTTTGCAATAAAGTTATTGAAAATATATCGACAGAAGCGTTATATGATGATGCTAAACAGTGGTGTATACCAAATGAAAATTCAGGATCTGATCATTTAGCTATAATTGCAAGTTTTCATTTATAATTCAATATTTGGTACAACATCAATATATTTGTTTTTATCTAATATTAATAATTGTACCCATACAATTTTATCCTTATAATTATATTGATGTTCCATATCAACATCAATATTGTCAGCAATGTTATTGAGTATTTGATTTAATCTATCTAGATAAACTTCTGTATTTTTGTTATCAATATCAACTATAGATATACTATTCTCTACTATAGCAGTATATTCATTTACTGGATAATCTTTTGAACCTTCCCTATGAAATATCCACCGATTATCTTCAAAATCAAATCCACCTACTTTATGCTGATATCTATTTAGTATTGTTTCAGTTTTTTTTATAAATACATCTAGTGTCATGTGTTTTACTGGCTTAATATCTATATTATCAAATTCATATGTTAATAGTATACGTCTAATATCCTTATTGCTAAGACATTTTATAGCACAATATTTCATTTCTTCAGGAGTCATCTTATCATAATTCTTATTTATATATTCAGCTAGTTCAGGATTGCCAAGGTCCTCTTCTTTTGTTCCATAATTTGAATTATTATCAATTAATGATAGAATATTATATTTATTCATCTTATAATCTGCTCTATTAACACTATAAAACTTTATACTAAATAAATTAATGTTTTATTGTAATACCATCCTTAGTTATTTTTAATGCTGGTATTGATTCTATTTTAGTATTTCGTCTATCATATATAACATGTTTTTGTCTGTTTAATTTTTTAGCCTTAATCATAGGAATAATCTCTGTTAATATATTTTCCCGTAATGGGGAATCATAATTGTTATTTACATAGTTATTTATTAATTTAATCCTATAACTAATCTGTAATTTGCTCCATGCTTTCATATAAACGTATCTATCAACATCAGCTATCATTTCTTCTCTTTGAGACACTAATTTCTTTTTTTCTGGCTTATATTTGTTAATTATAGTCTGAAGTTGTTTAATAGTATCGGCTTTCCATTCACTATTATCACTATCTTCACAATTTTTTAGATATTCTATCTGGTTTATAAATTTAATAACAAACATTTCATGTCGTATGCTATCTATATCTACCATTTATATGGTTAGTATATCTAGATATCCCTTTATAATATATATTTATCAATTTTTCTTAAATTATGTAGTATATATATAATGGGTATGTATACTATTTTAGAATCAATAAATCAAAAATATATATTTATATATGTTGTTATTATTTTAGTATTTATACTATATTTTAGGAAAAAAGTTATCGGTATTAATGTACTTCTTGCATTATTTATAGCATATCTTGTTATTTGGTATATATATGAAAAAAATAATATGCTTAATATTATTGAAGAGAAGCAACAAGATACAAAATTTAATTCAATTATACCGAAACCTAAAAAGATAAGAGAATATGATGACATATTAGATCTTATATTTTCAATACAGGATTTTTATGCATACAATCCTCAAGCATATGAAGAACTTATTGATAATCTGGATTCATTTTTTATTATATATGAAAAAATATTTATAACACAATATTTATCAGATCATAACTATCAGATAGCAGAAAGTAAAAAGCAAAACGCTTTAAATGTATTACATTCTCTTATATTTAAGTTACCAAATAATAAGATTATAACAGATAAATTAAATAGAGCTCATAAAAGATTAGAAACTTTATTAAATAGATATTTAAATGAATTATATGATAAATGTAGAGAAAAACGTATATTGGGTGATATAGATATAAATACTAGAGCAATAAATATTGGACCAAAGGAGTATAATACATATACAAATTTAGATAAAGAATTTACGTATCAGATATACTAATATTTTATCATATATATTATATGAATAATAAAGGAAAATATTATACATTTATTTCACATAATGAATATAACAAAAAACCAAAAGAGGAAATATATACCAAATATTACCAGATAGCCTCTTATCAACATCCAAAGACAGCCAAATATCATATTATTAAATATATCATCAATGATGATATACAAATAGCAGATATAAGTGAATATATGCTTACAAAAAAACAATTAAAACAACTCTATAAATCAATAAAAATACATGAATACAAATCATACCCAGTATATACATTAAATAATACTCCATCTCCTCATTATTCTGATTTATTGGCTTCTCGATCATCTATTCTCAATAATAGGTATAATTATACTGGTTATGCGCCATTCTAGTGCTATTTCTCAAAAAAATTGACAAATTAATAATATATATATAACACAACATAATACATAATATATGGATTATTTGAAATACATAGACCAAAATAAAAAGATTAACAAATTTAAAAATTTATGTGGCATGGTGTACACCATTAATATGTATTTATTT